CTCGGCTGTAATCTCCTCTCTTGCTTCATTTAGTTTTGCTTCCATAGCCTCTTTAATTGCCGCACCAGCTTCTTCGCTTAGTGCGCCAGACTCTAGAAGATTAGCAAGGATTTCGTTTGCCATTGTTACTTCTCCTGTTAAAGTTTTAGTTCACGAATGAACTTAACTATTTCTTCTGACAAATACTTTTGTGCAGATTTGTCATTTTTAACATCTTGTGCCAGTTGCCATGTCTGATAACCGCCACGCATGTTCATTAGTCCTTCGTAGATAGCCTTTGGATACGCCTCTGGTGCGCTTGGCTGTGCTACGATATCTACTGTGACAATCTCAAAGTTGCTCACATTACCCTGGCCGTCAACTTCACCTGAACCACGAGATGAGACACCCAATGTAGCGCCTGATTCGATTAGTGTTCTGATGATGTTACCCATTGGTGTAGGAACTATTTTAAGTTTACCATAGCCGTTTGGACCATCCATCCACATGTTTTCAATAATATGAGAAACACGGTCAACATTTACAGTTAACTCTGGTGGGTGGTCACATTCCCCTAAGACTGGGAAACCGTCAGAAATTTTCTTCTGAACACTTTCCACTGCCTTAGATATTTCAGAAACCGGATAAACACGCTGGTTAGCATTTTTTACGCCACCTTGGACGAAAATACCTTCCATAAACATATTCTTTTCACCATCCTCACTTTCAACAATGCGTGATTTAACATTTGCTTGATTGTGTGATAATCTCTCAATAAGAACGGTCATTGGTTTCTCCAGTTAAATTAATTAAGTGATTGACTTTGTGTTAACGCCATTATCACCTGGCTTTGCAGTCTGACCTGACATAGCTGGTGATTTTTTGTTACCTGATACATTTACATTTTTTGTATTCATATCTTTTGGTGCATCACCTTTGCCACCCGCTGTGTTACCATCGTGTGTTTTTACTGGTGCTGCGTTTGAGTCATCACCTGGACGCTTTGGGTTAGCATTAACTGGTGAGCTTGCGCCATCACCGTTATCGCCCGCTGAAGCTGAAACTGGATCAACATATTCGTCTAGTTTTTCTTCATCGTCTGCGTCTTCGTCTGATTCTTCTAGGTCTAGTTCGTCTGATTCTTCTAAATCTTCGTCATCTGATTCTTCTAGTTCTAGTTCAAATGATTCTTCCATTTCGTCTTCTGCTTCTGCATCGTCTTCCATGTCCATATCATCGTCATCACCTGACATGATTTTTTCAAATTCTGCTTCTAGTTCTGCTAATGCTGACTCTAGATCATCTACACGAGATTCCATGTCGTCTTCGCCTTCGTCGCCCATTTCTAGGTCGTCAACTGCTTCATCATCGTCCATTTCGTCTTCGTCATAGATTTCTTCTGACTCAATTTCTTCTGCATCTGATTCAATTTCGTCTGACGCTTCATCTTCTAAGTCATAATCTTCACCTTCTTCTAGGCCTTCATCTTCTGACTCTTCAAGTTCTTCTTCTGACTCGTCTAGATCCTCAAGGTTTTCTTCTACAACTTCGTCACTTTCGTTTAGAAGTTCTTCGTGGATTTGACGAGCGTTTTCTACGATGAAATCATGTAGTAGCTCTTCTGCTGCTTCACGCTCTTCGTTGATAAGAAGTTCTAGTACTTGTTCTAGTTTGCTTCTTGACATTATAAGTCTCCTTATCTAAGTTAAAGCCACGTCATTTTAAGTGGCAAGGTTGTAGAAACACTCTTGTTTCAAAAGTATTTATAGTTAAAATAAAGGTTTTATATGGAAACATTAAAAAACGGCTGTTTTTCAGCCGTTTTTTGGTTGTAGAGATATTTATTGTAGAGCATTATTTGTAAAACTTACTAGTTAATGCTGAATTTACAATTAAATTCCCATATCACCGCCTTCGTCACCACCAGAAGCACCGTACTGCTTTTTTAGTTGTGTTGACTTAAGGCCTTCTTGATATTTACGATATTCTCTAATTTTTCTCAATTTGGATAGGTGCTTTAGAGTTAGACGAATCTTTCTTGTATCGTCTAATTCTACTTGATTTGACTTATCCTCTTCTGGAGAATAATTTTCTTTAATCTCTGTATATCTCATAATAGTATTTATACTTCTTGCTCAGTTTCTGCATTTTCTGCATTTTCTGCACCAGAGATTGGCGAGCCATCTTCACCTTGCTCTACATCAGTTTCGTCAAAGTCAAAATCTTGATTTTCCATATCTGCTGGTGGGGCGGAACCGATATCTTTCATTCCATCTGCCGCTCCAGATAATAGATCATCTTCGCCTTTTTCTTCACGCCATAGCTTTTCATTTTCTAGTATTTCATCATCTGTTAGTCCTAAGAAACGCTGTAGAGCGAAACGCTTACTGATATAATCAGCTCCCTCAATAGCAGAGAATACATTCATTGCTACTTGGTCTACTTCAGCTTGACGGAACTTACCGAAGTTCTGCGGTGTATTAAATTTCAAATCAAATAGTGAACTCTCAACTTGTACACCACGATATTTTAAGAACATTTTAAATTCACGGTCTAGCTCTTCTGCAATAAGTGCTTGTAATCTTTCACAATACTTTGTAAATCTGAATTCAGCAATCATCGCTGTGCCAACACGACCGTCTGTATATGTTGAGCCACCGTCTTCTAGTCCACCTAGGTATGATGGTGGGACACGCAAACCACGCATCAATTTGTCATTGAAGTATTTTAAGTCATCAATCTGACCTAAGTTCTCACCGCCTGGTAGTGTTTCAACTTTAGAACCACGGCCTTCTGCAGTTTGTGCAAAGAAGTAGTCTTCCATGATTGACAGTGGGTTGTAAGCACTATCTGTGATATTCTGTCCACCACCTGTCTTTGATGGGATGCGTCTTTGGTGAATTTCACCTTTAATTCTTTCTAGGTGCGCTCTGGCTTTATGTGTTGGCATGTTACCAACATCAATGTAGAACACTCTGCGTTCTGGTGCTCTTTGTACACGATAAATTAAGATAGCATCTTCTAGCAATTCTTTTTGCTTGTATACTTTAAATATAGGTTCAAGAACTGAGTTACCGAATGGCCAGAAAGAATCCACCCCCTCACTTAATGATATATGAATAACATGTGACGCATCAATTGGCGTAGAAGTCTGTTCATTTGCAAATCTAGACCCTCCTGCACTACCACCTGTATAACCTTGAGTAGTATTTGCATTTAGATTTGGAATGCCCATACCAGCACTACCAGTTCTAGTAAGTTTATTTGCATCCGCAGTGACATTCATAGATTCAATATTAATATCAATATCTTTGATATAGTATGCTTCTACCTTTTTACCTTTGCCTTCGTTGACAACAACTTTATCTACTTTACTTGGATTAACCCAAAATAGTTTATATGTTTCTGGATCACGAACAAAAACTTGGTCACCGTACTTGATGGCATTTCGGAAAATACGGAATATACGCTTGTTCATTTCATTTAGGTTACACCACTGTTTTAGTGATCTTTGGATAATATCATTTTCTGATTCTGTCGGATCATCATTGAAATCTACGCTAAACGGCATACCGCTTTGTTCATCACGCAATGTTGAGAATTCTGCAATAATATCAAGTGCAGCGTTCACTTCACTGTCTAAATCCATTTGATCATACTGACCATAACGCTGTACACGATTTGGTTGACCTTGATAAACTTCAGGTAACCAACTACTATAGCGTTTGTTAGATGCTTCAGATCCGTTGTTTTCTGATGGGGCTTGCTTTTGCGGCATCCCATCATAAGTTTTAAAATATTTTTTCCAAGTTGCCATCTTTACTTCCTATAAAGTTTAGTATAACATAAAACTAGTTCTATGTCAATTCTTATTTGTCTAGTGTTTTTATCAATTCGTTGATTGCTGATATTGCAGCATTGAATTCTGCATGACCATATCCAGCGTAATCAACAGTGTTTGATTTGTCCTTTTTCAATTCTTCAAGAACTAAATTCAATATTTCATTATTTCCTTTGTTTTGTTCCGCAATAGCACGAAGTTCACCGGCAGTTAAGTCTTTTATTTTATCAATAGTCAAAGTATTAGGAGAACGATTAAGTTCTTCTACAAGTCCTGTATCAACTTTACTTTTAATCAATTCAGTAACTTGATCATTTGTTAAACCGGGAATACTACTAGCCTGTGAACCTATATTACCTTGGAAATTATTTTCTGCTTCTTTTAAAATATTTTCTTGGCTATAATATTCTTCTTGTGCTTTTTTCATTTCGGCTTCTGCTTTAGCTCTTGCTTCCTCAGGTGTAACCCTACCAGATAATTTATTAATAGTTTTTAGTGTATTATTCAAAT